ATAAAAAACGATCAATTTTTAGCGGCGGAAGGCAGGTTGTTGATACACCGAGGCTTCACCGGCCACGCCTGCCGGCCTCATGAGAAATCCGGGCTAACGCTCCGTTGGTGACTCTCCAGTATTGCGTCAATAGCTTTCGACATTGCGTTTCCTCGCATTGATTGGATATCCATCAATAGCGGTGAACCGCTGCTATTTCAAGATGCAGGTGATCCATGAGCAGACCAATGCCGTCGGCCGAGATGCTCGAATCGCTGCGGCTTACCCTGAGCCCGGCTATCGGCGTGTGGGATTGGGTTCAGCGCGAGATCCTTGCTGACACCGGCAGCATTCATAACCCCGATCACGGCCACCTGATTGACGCCAACATCGGCGTGCTCTGGGCATCGACGGGATTCGCGAAGCAGGGGAGGGTCGTCCTTGGCCAGGCCGAGCAGGTGATGTTCCGTGCAGGTGGATGGCAGAAGGCCCGGCAAGAGCAGCAGATGCGGGAGTGGTTTGGCGAGGAGCCGAGCTACCTCATCACGCTGGCTGCCGACTACTGCGCTCAGTGCACTGATGCGGATTTCGCGCGACTGGTTGAACACGAGTTGTATCACATCGCCCAGGCGACCGATGAGTACGGAGCACCCAAGTTCACCCAGGACGGGCTGCCCAGGCTCTACCTGCGCAGCCATGACGTCGAAGAGTTCATCGGGGTGGTGAGGCGCTACGGCGCCAGCGAAGAGGTACAGCAGCTGATCGACGCTGCAAGCCGGCCGCCCGAAGTGGCCAAGACCAACATTTCGAGGGCCTGCGGAACCTGCCTGCTCAAGTCTGCCTGACCCTTGACAGAACTAAGACGGAATTGAACCTATGGCAGTCCTGAGCAGCGAGGTGAAAGCCTTCATCGTTCAGGCCCTGGCCTGTTTCGATACTCCCGCACAGGTGGCGGCATCTGTCCGAGAAGAATTCGGCATAGAGGTGAGCCGCCAACAGTGCGAATCGCATGACCCGACCAAGAGCGCAGGCCGAGACCTGGCCAAACGCTGGCGGACCCTGTTCGAGGACACCCGAGCGCGCTTTCGCGAAGAGACAGCAGAGATACCCATCGCCAACCGAGCCTACCGCCTCCGGGCGCTGGGGAGGATGGCCGAGAAGGTCGAAGGCATGCGCAACTACGGCCTGGCTCTCCAGATCCTTGAGCAGGCAGCCAAAGAAGTTGGCGACGTGTATGTGAATCGCAAGATCGAACCCGACAAGCCCCTGGGCTCCCAGGCGGACCAGCAGCACGCAGTTGCTGAGTACAAGCTGGAGCCAGACGAAGGTGTCCCGACTACCCCGTACCTATGACCCGCCGGTGAAGCTGACGCCTAAGCAGGCGAACATCTACGTTTGGGGCTTTCAGCCCGAGGCGCGTTTTCGTGATGCGGTGTGCGGGCGTCGATTCGGCAAAACCTTCCTCGGCAAGGCAGAGATGCGCCGCGCGGCCCGGCTGGCTGCGGAGTGGGGCGTGAGCGTCGAGGACGAGATCTGGTATGGCGCGCCGACGTTCAAGCAGGCCAAGCGGGTCTTCTGGCGCCGGCTGAAGCAGGCCATCCCAGAAGCCTGGCGCGCAGCTCGACCGAACGAGACCGAGTGCTCGATCACACTCAAGTCCGGCCACATCATGCGTGTGGTCGGCCTGGACAATTACGACAACTTGCGGGGTTCCGGTCTGTTCTTCGTTCTGGTGGACGAATGGGCAGACTGCCCGTGGGCGGCCTGGGAGGAAGTGCTCAGGCCAATGCTTTCCACTTGCCAGTACACGATCCCCCAGACCGGAGAGTCGAGAAAGGGCGGGCACGCGCTGCGGATCGGCACCCCAAAGGGCTTCAACCACTGCTACGACACCTACCGCGACGGGCAGCCGGGCGGTGAGCCTGATCACAAGAGCTGGCAGTACACATCGCTGCAGGGCGGCAATGTCCCGGCAGATGAGCTGGATGCCGCCCGGCGCAAGATGGACCCACGCACGTTCCGCCAGGAGTACGAGGCCGGGTTCGAGAACTATGCCGGGGTGGTTTATTACACCTTCGACCGCGCCGAGTGCCGCACCAGTGAGCGCATCAAGCCAGGCGAGGCGCTGCACATCGGCATGGACTTCAACGTCATGAAGATGGCCGCGGTGGTCTATGTAGTCCGCGATGGCCTGCCCTTGGCCCTGGATGAGTTCCACTCGGTTCGTGACACGCCGGAGATGATCGAGAAAATCAAGGCGCGCTTCCCAGGGCACGGCATAGCGGTCTATCCCGACGCCAGTGGCCAGAACACCAGTAGCAAGAACGCCAGCGAGTCCGACCTGTCTCTACTGCGCAAGGCTGGCTTCACGGTGATTGTGGATAGCCAGAACCCAAGCGTTAAAGACCGGGTGAATTCGGTCAACGCCATGCTGATGAACGCCTACGGCGAGCGCCGTCTCAAGGTCAACATCGACCAGTGCCCGCATCTGACCCTGTGCCTAGAGCGGCAGACTTACAACGACAAGGGCGAGCCAGATAAAGACCCGAAGAAGGGGTACGACCACATGAACGACGCCGCAGGCTACTTCATTGCCAAGCGGTATCCGATAAACGCTCGCCCAGTCCAATCGACACCACTCAGGATGTAACCCATGTCCAGCAGCAACAGCCCCGACATCGTTCTCGATTCCGTCGAGAAGATGCGCAGAGACTGGGGACTGGTTTCAGATCTCCTTGGCGGCACTGATGCGATGCGAAAAGCAGGAGAGAAGCACCTGCCGAAGTGGCCAAAAGAGGAAAAGGAGAACTACCAGGAGAGACTGCAGCGCTCGACTCTACTGCCAGCGTTTTCTGAGACAGTCAAGAACCTGGCCGGTCGCGTTCTAGCGCGTCCGATCACGCTGGGAGATGAAGTTCCCGAGGATATCGCTGGCTGGTGTAATGACGACATCGACCTCATGGGGAACAACCTGGATGTGTTTGCCGGAGAGTGGTTTCGGACTGGACTGGGCTACGGGCTGTGTCACTGCCTGGTTGACTACCCGCCTTCGGATGGCGTGAAAACTATCGCCCAGGAGCGGGAAGCGGGGATTCGCCCTTATGCCGTTCTGATCCGTCCGCAGCAAGTGCTGGGGTATCGGTATCGAGTCGATCGAGGCCGTCCTGTCCTTACTCAATTTCGGTACATGGAGGAGATTGAGGAAGAAGATGGGGAGTTCGGATCCAAGAAGGTCCAACAGGTTCGCGTTCTGGAGATCAACCGTTGGGCGACCTATCGTCGCGATGGTGATGATTGGGCGTTGCACGAGGAAGGCGAAACAACTCTCAACAAAATCCCGCTTGTGACGTTCTACACCGGGCAGACAGGGGTCATGACCGCCAGGCCGCCTCTAATTGAGCTTGCGCATCTGAATGTCACTCATTGGCAGAGCCAAAGCGACCAGCGCAATCTCCTGCACGTTGCGCGAGTACCTATCCTGGTTGCGATCAACGCTGGGGATGCGGTCGGGCCGGACGGATCACCGATTCCATGGGAAATGACGGTAGGAACATCCTCGGCGACGCGAATTAACGGTGACGGTGCCGACCTCAAGTTCGTTGAGCACGGCGGCAGAGCTATGGAGGCTGGCAGACAGGACCTGCTGGACCTGCTGGAGGAGATGCGCATTGCCGGCGCCAGGCTGCTTCATCGCGATGCCCAGGCGGTAAAAACCGCCGCCCAGGCCAACGAAGAGGCCGCCGAGAAGATTAGCGCCCTCGAAACCATGGGGAATGCGTTTGAAGACGCGATAGACCAAATGCTACAACTCTTCGCAGACTGGACGAATCAAGAGAGCGGTGGCTTCGCGACGGTTGAGGGCAACTACGACACCGACTACGCGCCGGAGGTGAGCCTGCCAGTACTCAAGCAGATGGCAGACTCCAACTTCCTGAGCCAGGAAACTCTCTTCAACGAGGTGAAGCGCCGCGGTGTCATCAGCGACTCTTTGAAGTGGGAGGATGAGCAGGAGCGCATTCTCAACCAGGCTCCTACGATATGACTCGCTTGGAAATCTTGCTGGCAGAACTGTATACCGATCATGGTATCGATCTAGTCAGGACAACAGCGAGCATGTCGAAGGAAGTTGAGGATAAGATCACCGAGTTGGCAGAGGAGCTTATCAAGCTTCTACAGGGCCGTCGGTTGCCGCTGAAGAACGTCAAGGAGGTCAACGCGATCCTCGACGAGGCGGCCAAGGCAATCAAGGCGCAGTACGCCGAGATCGCTGCGGCGCATGATGCCAACCTTCGGCAACTCGCGGTCATCGAAGGAGGCTTCGCGTCGAGCTCAGTCAACAGCCTGGTGAGCCGGCCAATCATGCTCGGCGTCGGCAAGAACCGACTCAGCGCCGTGGTTGCGAATACGCTCATCGAGGGCGCGCCTACCAAGCAATGGTGGCTCAAGCAGGCTGCGGATGTGTCGTTCCGGTTCGCCGGTGTGGTGCGCAATGGCTTCGTGAACGGCGAGACCACGGAACAGATGGTCACCCAGATCGTCGGCCGCCGGGCTTGGGGCGACCAACCGGCGGTTAAGGGCTTCATGGATGTCGGCAAGCGTGCGGCGCGGACCTTGGTCCACAACAGCGCCCAAGCGGTGGCCAATGGCGCCAGGATGGAGGTCTACAAGGCCAATTCTGGCGAGAATGGCCCGGTGAAAGGATATCGCCAGCTCAGCACCCTGGACTCGCACACGACTGAAACCTGCATGGTCTACGACCTGAAGACCTGGAACTTGGAGTTCAAGCCAGTGGGGCACTCGCTGCCGTACAAGCAGGGATGCCCTCGGCACTGGGGCTGCCGCAGCACCACGCTGCCCTGGCTCAAGACGATGCGTGAGCTAGGTATCGACGTCGACGAGGTGAAGAGCACCCGGGCGTCGATGGACGGCCAGGTGCCGGCCAGTCTGAACTTCGAGACATGGCTCAAGGGTAAGTCGAAGGCCTTCCAGGACGAGAAGCTGGGGCCCGGCCGCGCCGACCTCTGGCGCCGAGGCGTCATCACCTTGAGTGACCTGTTGGACCAGCGGGGCAACCCGCTGAGCCTAGCCCAACTCAAGGCACTCTATGCGCCCGACTGAACGAAGACTTCAACACCAAGCCCGCCATTGCGCGGGCTTTTTCATGCCCGACGTTCGGATGAACAGGGCGCGTGGCCGGATGGCCGTAGAAACCGGGCGGATGCCCAGGAGAAGCCATGAAACTCAAGCTCGACGAAAACGGAAATGTAATTCTGCAAGACGGGAAGCCGATCTACGTGCATGAAGATGGCAAGGAAGCTCCGTTTGATGCCGCAGCGGCGGTGGCAAAGATTTCAGCCTTGAACCGTGAGGCTCAAGGCCATCGCGAAGCAAAAGAGGCGGCTGAGGCCCGCGCCAAGTTGTTCGAAGGCATCGATGATCCTGAGACCGCAATCAAGGCGCTGGAAACAGTGAAGAACCTTAAGGACGGCGATCTGGTTACGGCTGGCAAAGTCGAAGAGATCAAGTCGGCCGCCAAGCGCGCTGCCGAAGAGCAGGTTCAGGCCGCAGCGAAAGCCTCTGCTGAGCGAGAGAAGCAACTTCAGGGCGATCTGGAAAAGCTCCAAGGGCAACTGCACAACGAGTTGATTGGCGGCAGCTTTAGCCGCTCTAAGTTCATTGCCGACAAATTCGCTATCCCAGGTGATCTGGTGCAGGCCCGATTTGGTCAGGCCTTCCGGATCGAAGAAGGCAAGGTAGTGGCCTACGACCAATCTGGGAACAAGATTTTCAGCCGGTCCCGCCCGGGAGAGGTGGCTGACTTCGACGAGGCCCTCGAGACCTTGGTCGACCAATACCCCTACAAAGACCAGATTCTGAAAGGAGTCAACCAGTCTGGAAGCGGGGCCCCTAACGGCAGTGTGCCGGCGAATGGAAATGGACAGAAAGGTAACTTTGGCGGCAATCGCGAAGACCGGCTCGCCGCTATCAAGTCGCAATTCCCTGATCTGGCCAAGGCCTGATCGGAGTCTAGCTGTCATCCCGGATGGGGTACGGCGCTCCAGGGCGGAAGCCCTGACACTTCACTAAATCCAGCCCATCCGGGCACACCTAGAGAGGAAATACCATGGCACTTTCCGATATGGAGGTGTTCAACACCTATTTCATGCCGGCTACCGTCGAGACGCTGGCCCAAATGGTTGAACGGTTCAATGCAGCGTCCGGTGGAGCGATCCTTCTGACCACTGACGGATTCGATGGAGACTTCCTGCAAACCAGTTTCTATGCAGGTCTGGCAGGGGCACGTCGTCGCGTGAACCGCTATGGCACGAATGACTCGGTAACTCCGGTCGATCTGACCCAGCTGAAGCACAATACCGTCAAGGTAGCTGGCGGCTTTGGCCCGGTTCGATACGAGCCATCCCAAATGACCTGGCTGCGCAAGCCGACTGCTGAAGGCGTCGAAGTCGCTTCTCGTTACTTCGCCGAGTCTCTTCTGCAGGATCAATTGAACACAGCCGTTGCCGCCTTGGTCGCCGCCATTAGCAACCAAGGCGCCGCTACCACTGTCGATGTGTCCGGCACCAAGAGGGTGGACTACATTGCGGTCAACGATAGCCACGCGCTGTTCGGCGACCACTCCAGCCAACTCATCGCACAAGTGATGGATGGCGCGCAGTTCCACGCCTTCATCGGCCAGAACCTGACCAACGCTCAGCAGTTGTTCCAATCGAACGGCGTGCGAGTGGTGGACATCCTTGGGCGCTTGATCGTGGTGACTGATGCTCCGGCGCTCTACACCCCAGAAGTGGCTGGGCCAGCCGCTCCAGCCAAGCGCCGTGTGCTCTCGCTGACACAAGGTGCCGCAACTGTCCATGATGCCCGGGACCTGATCTCGAACATCGAGACCAGCAACGGTAAGGAGCGCATCGAGACTACCCTGCAGATCGACTATAGCTTCGGCGTAGGGCTGCGTGGATACGCCTGGGATGTCGCCAATGGCGGGGCCTCGCCTGACGATGCTGCTTTGTCCACGGGCGCCAACTGGGACAAGGTTGCAACCAGCGTGAAGCACACTGCGGGCGTTCTGGCTGTCGGCCAGGCATAACCGCTGGCACGGGCGGCGTGATAGCCGCCCGTGTAGCAGGAGGTTCAGATGACTCAGCGAATCTTGTTCTTCACGGCGGGAGCCGCGTTGACCGAGGAAGAGAAGGCTGTAGTTGAGCAACTCAACGCTCTCACCCTGCCGTCCTATAGCGTGACGGTGCATAACGGTGCGGTTGAACCCGACTACTTAGTTCCTGGTGACTATGTGGCAGGAGCGATCCCCCAGCCATACATCAGCCTTCCGGTATTCGACCCGGACAATCCTCCGCTGCCGCCCGTAGGGGAGGATCGGGTAGTCGTATCCGATGGTGCGAATGTACCAGTGCTGCCCGATAGCGGATCGACGGAACTTGCCGCTGCAACAGCAGCGGTCGCTGCCGGCGCGCTCAGCGGTGTCCGCTTACCGGCAACTGCGGCAGTAGTAATCAACGGTCAAGACATCTCGGTTGCAGGTGGAACGGTGACCTTGAGTGTTGCTGCGAACGTGGTGACTGCCGCCTTCACTCCGGAGTAATCAAAATGACGATCGTGTACGAGCCGCATCCGGTTACGCCGGAGCGCAAGGCTGAACTGCGGGCGATGGGGTACCGAATCATTGATGTTGCTTTTGCCCCCCTGGGTAGCGATGCCAAGGGTGGGCAGGAGCCGCCCGCCATTGGCGACGAATTGGAAGCCATGGACGCCGAACAACTGCACGCACTGGCCAAGGCCCGCGGCGTCAACGTCCATCGCAATGCCGGGTCTGAGAAGGTGAGGAAAGCGTTACGCGAGGCTTCCGAATGAAGCCCTACATCAACGTTGCAGACGTTGATGCTGCTCTAGGTCCTGATTGGGCGGCTCCAGAAAAGAAAGAGCGCGCGGTATTGATCGCTAACGTCTGGCTCACCAACCGAAAGCTCCCTGAGCTGAGCTCCATTCCGGAGGAGTGGAAGCTCGCTGGAGCAGAGGTGGCGCGAGATGCAGCCAAAGGACTGGTGTATGGAAGCCGGGAAACCGGCGTCCAAACCAAGAGCGTCAGCGCCGACACGGTATCTAGCAGCAAGACGTACCGAGAAGGAGCTCAGACATTCACCGCTGGAGAGTCGTTAGCCATGGCGCTCCTGACCCCCTGGCTATCGGGCTCTGGCGGAGGTATGGGCCAGTTCAAGCTATCCAGAGGGTAGGTCATGGGACTTCGAGACGAGATTCATGCAGACATCGCTGCCGCGTTCGACACAGACCTTGCCGATGCAGTTAAGCCTTTCACTGGTGTCCGCAAGGTTCAGGGTGAGTACGATCCTGAAATCGGTGGACCTTTGGTGACGACCATTACCTATTCCGGTCGCGGCGTATTTGGCAGATACAAGGCGAGCGAAATTGATGGATCTCTGATTCATACCTTCGATACCAAACTGCTTGTTCTCCAGGCAGAGCTTTCCGAGACGCCAAAGGTTGGAGACCTCATCAATGACTACCGCGCTCTGAACATCTCGGAAGACCCCGCTAGCGTTACCTGGAGCATCCAGATGAGGAGATAGTTGTGGCCAGAGGTTCGCATATGCGACAGCGGTATTCTGGCCGGCAAGGAAGCTTTGCCGCGGCAGTTGCTGAGTTCCGCGACCAAGCCTTGGCTGCCGGCGATGCGATCTACCAGCGGATCATGTTGGACCTGTCGGTCAAGGTGATCGAGAAATCTCCAGTCGGTGACCCGGAGCGGTGGGCCGCGAACGTCGCCTACCGCCAGCGAGCGAGTGCTGCGGCGGACCGCTACGACGAGAACGTTGCGATTCGCAACACCCTGATCAACCTGAATCCGAGCAACTTCACCAGGAACGGGACGCTACGTCGAGGCGTGAAGCACGCGAAGACGCTGACCAAGGCGGAGCGTGACCAGAACTTCGACGTCAACGGGATGGTGGCCGGGCGCGGGTATGTTGGCGGGCGCTTTCGGGCCAACTGGCAGTTCAGCATCGGCACGGCCGCACAGGGGGAGATTGATGACGTCGACCCGACTGGCAGCAAGGCAATTTCTGCAGTGACCGCTGGGGTCCAGCCGCTGAAGCTCGGTGATACCGCCTACCTGGTGAACAACCTGCCGTATGCGGTACCGCTCGAGTACGGGCACTCCAGCCAGGCGCCGGCTGGCATGGTCCGGGTGACCATCGCCGAATTCCAGCAGATTGTGGAGGCCGCCGTCAGGGCGAACCAGGTATGAGTCACGAGATCATTCAGCAACTGTTCGAGGCTCGCCTGGACGTCTGGGCGAAGGCCAAGGGGATCCCTGTCGCGTACCCGAATGTGACGTTCGAACCGACGCCGGGTGCCATCTATCTACGCTGCTTCACGCTGCCCGCTGGCACTACCAGTAGCGACTTGGGCGGCTACCACCGGGGCTTCACCGGTGTGTTCCAGATCAGCATCGTGGTCCCAGGCGGGCAGGGCACCGGCGTTGCCGCAGACATCATCGCCGAGTTAGGTCAGCAGTTCCCTCTCTACAGCGAGTTGTCTCGCCCCGGTTTCTCTGTGCAGGTGGTGAGCCCACCAGCGCCGGGACCCTGGATATCGGGGGACATCGCCGATACCAAACCAGTCTCCATCGGCTATCGCGCCGACATCTTCTGATCGCCCGCATGGGCACACCAGCACCCGCCATGAGCGGGTTTTTTCATTTCCACACGAGGAAAACTCCATGTCCGCAAGCCTCCCCAACGGCGCGCTGCTGGCCATTGCTGCCACCTACGGCCCGGCTATTCCGATTACCGCTGTCTCCAACGCCAAGCCAGCGGTTGCTACCGCAGATGCTCACGGCCTGTTGGTCGGTGACGTCGTGTCGCTGGTGTCCGGCTGGACTGGCCTGAACGGCCGAGCCGTCAAGGTTGCAGTTTCCACCGAGGACACCTTCTCCCTGGGCAATATCGATACCACCGATGTGATCCGCTACCCGGCCGGCGGCGGTATCGGCTCGGCGAAGAAGGTCCTCACCTGGCAGCAGATCCAGCAGGTGATGAACCCGACCACCTCCGGCGGCGAACAGCAGTTCGTCCAGTACCAGTACCTCGAGGACGATGACCAGCGCCAGTTGCCTACCTTCCGCAACGCTCAGTCGTTCTCGATGCCGATCGCCGACGACCCCAACTTGCCGCAGTGGGCGGTGATTGAGGCGGCGGACCAGAGTAAAGCGCTGCAGGTGATCCGCCTGACGCTGCGCAACGGATCGGAGGTTTTCTACAACGGCTACGTCTCGGTCAGCGACACCCCGACCCTGAACGTCAACGAAATCATGACCCGGACCCTGACCATCGCTCTCGATGGCCGCCCGGTTCGCTACAACCCGGCCCCCTAAGGAACTGTCATGGCGAAGAAGTTCAGCATCGCGCAGGCGCCCACCTTCGAATCCAGTGTGGAGATTCCCCGCCTCGGCGGGGAGTCCATCAAGGTGCCATTCACCTTCAAGTACCTGGATCGTGAAGCGCTGGCCGACCTCTACAGCAGTTGGGGAGAGCGGTTCAAGCGCTTGGTCGAGGAGACTCGCGAGCAGTCTCTGGAAGCTTTCACCACGGCTCAGATCGACCTCCAGGTCGAGCAGGTACAAGCCGTTGTGGCCGGGTGGGGGTTCGACGAGGCGTTCACCGAGGCCAACGTCCGGCTGCTGGTGTCCTCCCTGGTCAGCGTGCCCGAGGCCATCCTCGAGGCTTACCAGAGCGCCTACAACAGAGGGCGCTTGGGAAACTGAAGCGCGCCGCACAAGAACTCTATCGGCCTGCAGCCAGCGCCCAGGAGCTGGCGCAGTTCGGATTGTCGCCGGATGACTTCGACGAAAGCGACGAGCAGATGGAACTCTGGCCCTGTAACTGGACGGCATTCATCGTCTTCGAGGCGATGAGCACCCAGTGGCGGGCTGGCATGTGTGGCGCAACAGGCCTGGACTACACCGCATTGCCGGTGGTGATGCAGATGTGCGGCGTAGCCGCTGGTGAGCAACCCGCGGTATTCGCGGATATCCGGGTGATGGAAGACGCTGCGCTGAAGGCCTTCCGCGAGCAGAGGGAGTCGGGATGAGCAACTTCGCCGAACTGGGCATCAAGGTCGATTCGAGCCCGGCCGTAAAGGCGGCCGAGGACCTCGACAAGCTGGTCGACTCCGCCGATCAGGCCGAGCAGGCAATCGACAACCTGTCCGACGCCAGCAAGGGCCTCGAGCAGGCCACCAAGGGCGTGTCGCGCGCGGAGGAGGACGCTGCCCGCAGTGTCGAGAAGGCGGCTGGTGCTCGTGAACGCCAGGCTGCTGCCAGTCGGAAGGTATACGACAGCGCTGCTGGCGAGATATCCATCATCAGCCAGTTGGAACGGGCGCTCTCCGGCAACGTCGCCAACATCGACGATCTGATTCGCGCCGAGAGCTTGCTCGAGCGGGCGCGCAAAGCCGGCCTGACCACGCTGCAGGACGAAGCGCAGTATCAGGATCGCCTGGGTGCGGCCTATGACCGGTTGCAGAAGGCGGAAACCAAGGAGGCCGCCGAGAAGCAGCGCCTGGTTGCGGCGCAGAACCGGCAGATCGAAGCGATGCAACGCACGGTCAACAGCATCGATCCGGTGACCGCTGCGTTGGCCAGGCTTGAGAAGCAGGAGGCCGCGTTGCGTGGGCTGCGCGCCGCCGGCGGGCTGGATGACGCCGGATTGGCCGCCGGCCTGGAGAAGATCGCGGCGAAGCGGCGGGACATCGAAGGTACCGGCGGCGCGATCAACAAGCTCGGGCTGACCAGCAAGGAAGCGCGCGAGAACGTGCTGCAGTTGGGTAACGCCCTCTCAACCGGTAACTGGCGGGTCGCCGCCCACAACATCGCCGAGATCGGTGTGAACGCCGGCGGCGCCGCTCGCGGTGTTATCGGCGTCCTGGCCCCGATTGGGCTGCTGGCAGCGGCGATCGGTGGCTTGAGCGTCGCTTATCTTGCTGGAAAGCGCCAAGCTGATGATTTCAACAAGGCGATCATCAGCACTGGCAATGCCTCTGGACTGACAGCTCAGCAACTGACCGACATGCTCGGCCGACTTGGCAAAAGCGGAAACTTCTCAGAGGCATCTGAGGCTCTTCTGGCGCTGGTTCGGTCAGGGCGGCAAGTAGGAGGCGCTTTCGAGGATGTCGCGCGCGCGGCTACGGAGATGTCTGCCGTAACCGGGCGGAGCGCTGGGGACATCGCAACTGAACTGGCGGGTGCCAAGGGTAAGGTTGCGGACTTGGCGGCTGAATACAACCGCCAGTACCACTTCATGAACGTCGACACCTTCGCTCAAATCGAAGCTCTGGAGCGGCAGGGACGTTCAATGGATGCCCTGAAGCTGCTTGCAGGGACGCTGGCCTCGGAGATGAGCGCTCGAAACCGAGAGATTGAGGCGTCGACCCGCGGAATCGTAAAAGCCTGGGACGATGCGACGAAAGCTGTAAAACGGTATTGGCAGGAACTTAAAAGCCGGACCGCTGCAGACCCTGAGACATTCAAGCTTCAGGTTTTGCAGGGCCAACTGGAGGACTCACGGAAGCTCCCGGATTCCACGCTGAACCGGAAGAACATTGAGTTCCTCGAAAAAGAGATTGCCTTGCTTCAGAAGCGGATCAGCGTCCGTGAGGAGGGGCGACGGGCTCAGGCAGAAGGTCAAGAGGACCAAGATAGCTTCATCCAGGCCAGCAAGGACCTGAATGCTCAGCTTGATAACGTATCGCCTGCGAAGAAGCGGGCAGCAGCCATTCGCGAGCTCAATGCGCAGTTTCTTGAGCTGCTGAAATCATCGGAACGGCTTGGTAAGAGGAGCCCTCTGCTCGAGGGGGTTCAGTACGATGGGCGTTCTTTCTCTGGCGGTGCGTACGACCAACTGCGCAAGGGGATTGAGGAGCGCCTGAAGGACCAGAAGGGCTCCGCCGGTTCGGTGGACCTACGCGCGGCCAACGCCGCGAAGAACAGCTTGGCCGAGATCACCGCGACCTACCGTAACGCGCAAAAGGAACTGGAGGCATCCCAACGCGCAGGCGTGATCAGCGCGGAAAGCTACGCGCAGCAGCGGATCTCGATCATCCAGCAGGAGCGGGATGAGGTCACCCATGCCTACGAGCGTGAAATCGCAGCGCTGGAGGCTGCCAGGGCGAAGCAAGGAACGTCGGCAGCCCAGCGAATCCAACTCGACCAGAAGATCGCCGACGCCAGGTCGGCCATGGTCAAGGCGCAGAAGGACGCGGACACGGAATTGGCTATTCTGGCTGCGAACGAGGATGGCAGGCTCGCCCGGCAGAAGGCCGCCACTAAGGCCTATGTCGATCAATTGGAGCGGCAGCGGGCTGCGCTTGCGGCAGCCGGGACTCGAGCGGCGAACTCCCTTGGGCTTGGTGATCGCCAGGCTGGGCTTCAGAGCAGTCTGGATGGCGCAACGGACCGCTTCAATGACGAGCGCGCCAAACTGCTGGACCGCCGCCGCACAGCGCCGGACAAGTACTCGCAGGAAGACTACAAACGTGACTTGGTGATCTTGGCGGAAGCCGAAGACAAGTACCGGGATACGGTGATCTCGAACTACGACAAGATAACCAAGGCCCAAGGGGATTGGCGCAGCGGTGCTTCCTCTGCCTTCCAGACCTATCTGGAGAGTGCTCGGGACGTGGCGGGTCAAACCAAGAGCCTGTTCACCAGCGCGTTCAGCAGCATGGAGGACTCAATCGCCAACTTCGCCACGACCGGCAAGTTGTCGTTCTCCGACTTCGCCAAGAGCATCCTGGCCGACATGGCGCGGATTGCAACGCGCGCCGCTGCCTCGCAGGCCCTTTCGTCCCTCTTCGGCGGATTCTTCGGCGGTGGAAACGCTGCCGCGCAGTCTGGTGTCGACAACCTGGTGAGCAACAGCGGGCTGTTCGCCAACGGTGGTGCGTTCGCCGGCGGCGTGCAGATGTTCGCCACTGGCGGGGCCTTCACCAACAGCGTGGTCAGCACGCCAACTGCGTTCGGCATGAGCGGCGGCCGTATGGGTGTGATGGGCGAAGCGGGGCCAGAGGCCGTGATGCCGCTGACCAGAACCTCGTCCGGGGCCCTCGGTGTGCGCGCTATGGGCGGCGGTGGTTCGCAAATCAACGTCGAGGTGAACATTGCCTCGGATGGTTCGGCCAACGTCTCCAGCAGCCAGCCTGGCCTGGACCAGTTCGGTCGCGACATCGGGACGTTCGTCGAGCAGAAGTACCGACAACTCCTGGCGCGTGATCTGCGGCGTGACGGTGCGATCGGCCGCGCCATCAACGGGTAGAGCACATGGCAATCGAAACCTTCACTTGGGCCACCGAGAGCGGTGGCGAGGGCGACATAACCTTCGCCACCAGGTCCTCGCAATTCGGTGACGGCTACAAGCAGTTGGTGAGCGAAGGTCTGAACAGCAAGTCCCAGAGCTGGCCGGTGTCCATCACCGGGCCGGCGGCGACCATCAAGGCCGTGATGGACTTCCTGGACCGCCACACCGGCGCGCGTGCATTTCTCTGGACGCCGCCCCTGGGCGGCCTGGGCTTCTACACCTGTGCGGGCTACCGGCCCGTCAACCTCGGCGGCCGGGTCTACCGGCTGACCGCGACCTTTGAACAGGCATTCCATCCATGACACTGATCACCGATATCCAGAAGCTGGAGCCGGGCGGCGAGGTCGTGCTGTTCGAGCTCGACGGCAGCGACTTCGGCGCCGACGTGGTCCGGTTCCACGGTCACGCTATCCCGCACAGTCCGCAGGAACTGGCCGCTGCCGGCGCCAACGCCGACCAGTTGCCGGCGAAATCGATCTGGTGGCAGGGCCACGAATACGCGGCCTGGCCGGTGCAGATCGAGGGCATCGAGGCCAACAGCGATGGTACTGCGGCGCGGCCGAGCTTCACCGCCGGCAACGTCAATGGCCGGATTACGGCGCTCTGCCTGGCGTTCGAGGACCTGCTCCAGTTCCGCCTCACCATCCGGACGACGCTTGCGAAATATCTGGACGCGGCGAACTTCCCAGGCGGCAATCCCGACGCTGATCCCTCCCAGGAGATCGTCGAAATCTGGTACTTGGACCAGAAAACCAGCGAGGACGGCCAGTACGTGGCCTGGGAACTGGCCTCGCCAGGCGACGTTGGCGGCGAGCAGGTCGGCCGGCAGATGACCACCCTGTGCCACTGGGCGATGACGGGCGGGTACCGCGGGCCCGACTGCGGCTACACCGGCCCGCACTTCGACATCGACGGCAACCCCACCGATGACCCAGCCCGGGACGAGTGTGATGGCTGCCTGGGCACCGGTTGCATCCCGCGCTTCGGTGAAGGCAACCAACTGCCCTTCGGCGGCTTCCCTGCCGTCTCGATCATCGCCAGGAGCTGACCATGCTCAAGCACATCCTGTCTGCCGTGCAGAAGCACGCCGCGGCAGAGTATCCGCGCGAGTGCTGCGGACTGATCATCCGTTCTGGCCGGAGCCAGCGATACGTTCCCTGCGAAAACACCGCTGCCGACGCCGGCGAAGAGTTCCGCATAGCACCCGAGGCGTACGCCGAGGCAGAGGACCAGGGAGAGATCGTTGCCGTGGTGCACAGCCACCCCGATGCCACCAGCCGACCGAGTGCCGCCGACGTCGCTATGTGCAACGCCTCGGGCCTGACTTGGCACATCCTGAGCTGGCCGGAGGGCGACCTGCGTACCATCGAGCCCGTCGATCAGGTGCCGCTGCTCGGGCGCGCGTTCGTGCATGGGGTGCAGGACTGCTGGCAGGTCTGCGCCGACTGGTACCAGAGGGAGTGGGGCATCGAGTTCCCGCACTTCGAGCGTGCTGATGGCTGGTGGGAGCAGGCAGACGGTCCAAGCCTCTACGAGCAGCGGTTCGAGGGGGCCGGCTTCATCCGGGTGGACCGGCCGCAGCGCGGCGACATGATCGTGATGGCGGTGGGGCGCACCGCGCACCCGAACCACGCTGGGATCTACCTGGCGGACGACCCATCACTACCTGGCGAGGATGCGCAGCACTTCGGCGCCGGGCCGTTCCTGTTGCACCACCTGTATGGGAAACCCTCAGAAATCATCGTGTTCGGCGGGCCGTGGCTCGACCGGATGCGACTGGTGCTGCGGCACGTCAGCTAAATCAATCGCTAAAGCGGCTAGGCCGCAGGAGGATGTATGAACACCAACGATTCTTGCACCAAAATCACCGCATGCCTGGACGTGCTGGCAGTAGCGCTCGCAAGTCACGGCCACAAGTGGTCGGACAGGGAGCGCCAAGCCTACGAAGAGGCTATCGAACTGGCCTCTACTTCTGCCGGTTGTAGGGAGACTGGTTCGTCGGCTTCAGACTAATGCCGAGCTCAGACGCCTTGGTATAGACGGCGTCCTCCGTTCTCCCAAGCTTCAGGCCAATAACACGTGTAGGCGTGTTCTCTTTGGCGAGGCGCTTGAGTTCGGCGACATCCTCTGCGCTCCAGGGCGTGCCGGTGTTTCTATCAGAAATGGACATTTGACCTCCGTGGTCAGTAGCTCGCGCCGATTTTGGCGCACCCGGTCCCTGGGCCCTTTTGCTCAGGGTCGGGAACCCTGTGAGGTCATAACGCTACTACGCCTCTTCCGATGCCGGTAGCTGGGGATGCGTACAGATCTGACAGGCTCCAGTGCAGGCTTCGTCGTTTCCGGTGGTGACCACCTTAAATCAGACCAGATTCTTGCTTGAAAGCGAAAAACAACGCCTTCTAAATCGGCGATCCTGGCTTCACCGGCCAAAAAAGCAAAACCCCCGAGAGCTGGCCGGCTTCGGGGGTTTTTGTTTCCACCCCATGAGATAGGCATGAGGAGAACGTACTTGGATTTTAGCAAGATCATTCGCGAGGTGCGAATCATGACTGACAAACTGTCGCCGCCGCGCTTTTGGGCGCTTTGGTTGGTTTTCTTCGTGATTGCTGTTGGCTACCTGTCCAGCAATCTTCCGTGGGACAGGCTGCTCAGTTGAGAGATGCGCAGTCAGGGTGGGAGAAAATGAACGCAAAGGACGCTGGAATCGTTGGCAAGCGGCTAGCCAACGCCGCACTCATCCTAGCCACAGGCGTAGCTATTGCATCCATCATAGCAGCCATCGGAGTTGTGCTGGGTTGACTGAAACCGACCGCTAAGCGATCGGCGCTGCGGTATCGGAACGCGAAATGAAGCGGCTGTGCCGCGGGAGGAGAGTATGCAGCAGCGCTACTTGCTAACCATCCATGACCTATTTACGGTGCGCGATGGCGTGCGGTGCGGCGGTGAGGCGTTCGTGGCGATCCTCGACGATCAGGATGAAATCGACCGCTTGAGATTCGCCGGCATGACGAGTCCAGGCAGCCCTGGGTATCGTCGTAGCTATTCCGGGAGGCCTGGGCTCACCGCACGACTGGTTTCTGGTCCAGGGCGTATCACCTTCGAAGCGATCAGCTCGGCGGCGTGAGTCCGCCTAAAAAATCATCGGTGCCAAGGCGGTGTGAACCAACGTCGGCCGCTATTTTGTTCGCCGGGCTTTGTGCATTCTGGATGGGCGAGAAGGACAGCGGTTGACAGGGCAGGGGCTACTCCTACTAATCCATTTTCTTTTGACTTCCGGCTCTTCGTGCGAGTTCTACAGCAAATTCCGGATCTTCCTTCATCTTCGCCAAGCCCCAATCTATAGCTTCCCCGATCAGATCATCAAGAGACTGCCCAGTACGGACCGAAATCTCATCAAGCCTATCAAGAATTTTCTTCTTGAGGACCAACTGCATCTGAGCACCACCTTCCGTCTCAAGGATTAGAGAGACTGATTCAGGCTCGTCGTCATAATCCTGAAGCACTTCCACGGGCACATCCAGGGCCTTTGCCAGCTTCACTAGGGCGGTCATGCGTGGCTTAGACACTCCTGTCTCGTATCGGCCGATTTGGGGGACGCTGATGCCAGAAGCCCGAGACAGGTCTTTCTGAGTCATCTCGGCGTCTGCGCGTAGTCGTGCGAGCTTGGCAGGGAAACCCTTTGGGTGGTGCATGCTAATTCCAAATCTTCTGACTGAGCAATGATGTATTCGAAACACTCTTCCTGCAACAGGTGATGTCTAATGATGTTGACAGTGTAACTGCAAATGATGCCTAATGATGTCTTGTGATTGTTAAGGAGGTTTTTCTAGAAAGGCGAAAGCAAAGCTCGATACCCGCTGAGTTTGATACCTGCGGTGAAGATGCAGGCAGAGGAAGAGGCGAAAAAGAATCGTCGAAGCCTCAACGCCGAGCTGGGCTTGCTGATAGAGGAGGGTCTGAAATGGCGCGAAATGCAGAAAACGCAGGCAAATGCCTGAAATGAAGAAGCCCCAGGTGTTGGCGCACCCAGGGCTTCGGGGAAACGTCGAAATCTACGAGGAAACCAACGTCATGCACGATCATAGCACAACGACTGCTCAGGTCATCCCGTTCCGCCAGAAGGAACTCCTGCTGGTGGGCAATGCAGGGGAGCCCTTCGTGCCGATGAAGCCGGTGGTGGAGGGCATGGGGCTGGCCTGGCAGAGCCAGCACCGCAAGCTGCAATCAGGTCGATTCGCCACCTGCATCACCGAAATGGTGATTCAGCTACCGGGGGACACCCAGCGTCGTCCAGTTTCCTGCCTCCCGCTCCGCAAGCTCACCGGCTGGCTGATGTCGATCCACCCGAATAAGGTCCGTCCGGAACTGCGCGAAGGCATCATCGCCTACCAGAACGAGTGCGACGACGTGCTCTGGGCCTACTGGAACGAGGGCGCCGCTGTTCGGCGTGATGACCGAACCGCGGCCAGCGTACTCGCCACCACAATCGGCACCGATGGCTTCCACTGCCTGGCTGCCGTCGTCGATGGCAAGGTGCGGCACCTGCCGTCGGCGATTCGCCGAGGCGCCAAGAACCACATCTGGAGCCAGGTACACAAGGCGTTCAGCGTCGTGACCGCCGAGGACATCCCGGCCGACCAGCTCGACAGCGCGCGGAACTTCATCGCCGCCTACGCCTTGGAAGGCGAGTGGTTGCCGAAGGATAGAGTCGCGTCAGCCGTCGACACCTGCTCGTGGTCGAACATCGCGTTTCTGGTCGACTGCGTGGAGAAGTGCTGGAAGATCGTTGAGAGCCGTCGTCTGGCCACTCACCTCAGCGGGCTTGGTTGTAATGCTGGCGTCGAGTTGGCGAGCTTCCTCTGGGATGGCCTGGGTTCCGCAGCGCACGTGAGGAAGTACTGTGCCAACGAGCTGAACTGGCATAAGGGGGCTTCGGCATGAGCATGGAACTGCTGACCCTTCGCATAAAAGGGGTATCCCCCCTCATGATGCATAGCGACAAGTTGGCCAACCCGCTGCACCCGGCAACGAAGGCGCATCGTGAACTGACCAGCAAGCGCAAGAAAGTCGATGACGACCACGTTGCGATCGCCAGATCGGAGTTCATCGCCGGCGTGTACTTCGATGAGACCTCGGGCATCCACATTCCGGGCGCGAACTTCGACGCGACGTTCCTGGCCGGCGCCAAGCTGCAGAAGCTCGGCACCCACTGGAAGCGTGGAGCGCTGGTGATGACCGACAAGGCCTCGCTGGACTTCGACGGGCCGACGACGCCGGAGGCGCTCTGGGGCGACCAGCGATTCGTGGATTGCCGCGGAGTGAAGGTCGGCCAGGCCAAGATCATGCGGTACAGGCCGATCTTCCTGGACTGGGCATGCGAACTTGAGGTCGCCATCAACACCGACGTGCTGGACCTGCAGGAGGTCAAGAAGGCTATCGACGACTCCGGCAAGTTGATCGGCGTGTGCGAGTACCGTCCTCGCTTCGGGCGTTTCGAGGTGGTCTATGGCTGACGTGACGAAGTACCCGGTGCACAAGCAGGCTGTCGAAGACTTCCTCAAGGAGTTCAAATATGGGGACCTGGTCGGACACGACTGGCTTGAAGCGCGCTTCGGCATGCCTTCGATGAGTGATTCCAAGGCGCTCACGGTAGAGCAGTTCCGCGATCGGCAGTTCGAATGGTTGGCCAACGTCGAGGCGTTCAAAGCCGAACTGCTTCGAGACCACCAGGTCTGCCTGCAGTCGGTTCGCGGGCGCGGCTACCGCTGGGTGCCGCCTCATGAACAGACCGGCGTCGCGATGGATGAACTGGGGCGCAACGTCCGCAAGGTCTTCCGCAGTACCGGGCAGAATCTTCGGCATCTACGGATCACCGAGTTGACGGACGAGCAGCGCCGCGACAATCTGGACCAGCTCGCGAAGTTTTCCGCTTTGCGCGGAATGACGAGGAACGCTCTGACCTGAGCTTCACAGCGTACAGCGCATCCAGTGGGTGCGTTGTGCGGTGGCGAAAGCTGCTATGCGGATAGTTACGCCGAGCTGCGGCGTGCTAGGCCAAGCCTTGGTTAGCCTGGGTTCGGTTTGCTAGGGTATGGGCTGAAAACAGCGTAATACCCCTTCAATGAGGGGGTATTGCGGTGGCGGCAGTCACCACTGGCTCCGGCGTGGTTGGGTATGTTCTGCTACGGTACGGCATGGTTCGCTGTGCTATGGCTGGCTGCGGCGGGGTAGGGCATGGGCCGTAAACGGCATAGAAAGGGCGCCTTCGGGCGCCCTTTCTGTCTCTGCTGGGCGGGCTCTGGGTTTTGATGCTGCCCGGCTGATGGTAGAGTCCAGGCCTTCCATAGTTTCTGCGGAGAGCAATGGATGCGCATCCTGGGAATTCTTGCGCTGGTGGTTGGGGCCGTGCTGCTCATCAGCGCGCTCGCCATGGACACTACTGTCGGCACCACGTCTGGCGATCGAGTGAACAACATAGGCCTCATTGCTGCCAGAGAACAGAGAACAATCATTGCTGGCATTGCACTCATTATTGGCGTACTGCTTGTAGTGCTTGGAAAAAGGAAGGTGCTTACGCCGACGCCTGCAGTTGCCTTTGACTCTCGGCCATGTCCGTATTGCGCAGAAACTATTAAGTGTGCCGCCGTCAAGTGTCGATTCTGCGGCGCGGACGTGGAAGCGACCCCGGCTCCCGAGGGGCCGCCTCCTCTAACTCATGGGTGGACAGTGAATATCGCATGCAAGCCCGGAGAGGAATTTGATGGGCATCTTGCGAAGCTCGAAGAACTTCAGCTGCCAATATTCTCCAGTGCTGAATCGACAATTGTGGTCGGACCATACGCGGAGAAGAAAAAGGCAGACTCGGTGAAAAGAAGGCTTAGTGCAGTCCACTATATGCATGGAAAATTGGACTGGATAGAGAAGAAGTAGATACCCCCGCTGTTTATCGATTTCAGTGCAGAACCGCCTCCGGGCGGTTTTTTATTACCTGGAGAAACACATGACCACCGCAGCGCACCACACTCCGATGACCACCATCAAACTCTACGGCGCGCTCCGGCAGTTCGGCCGGGAGTACCGCATGCTCGTCGGGTCGACTGCTGAAGCGATCAAGGCCTTGTGCGTGCAGATTCCAGGCCTCGAGCGCTTCCTCGCCAATGCCCACCTGCGAGGTATGGAGTTCGCTGTATTCCGTGGGAAACGGAACATTTCCGAAGATGAGCTGCAGTTCGGGGGCGTCGAGGAAATTCGCATTGCTCCGGTCATGCGTGGCCGGAAGCGTGGCGGGTTGGTGCAGACGATAGTCGGGGCTGTGCTGATCGCTGCTTCCTACGCTTTTCCCGTCATAGCCCCGTATGCGCTGCCTGCAGGGATAGGGATGGTTGCCGGCGGCGTCATCCAAATGCTCAGCCCCCAAGCCCAGGGCCTGAAGCAGAGCGCGGCGCCGGAGAACCTGCCCAGCTACGCCTTCGGCAGCGCCAGAAATACCACCGCCAGCGGGAATCCGGTGCCGATCTGCTACGGGAAGCGCCGGTGGGGCGGGGCGATTATCTCGGCTTCGATCTACGCCGAGGACAAGGTGTAGCCATCCGCGTGGAAAGGGGGCAAGATACATATACGTTGCCGATTCTTACAGCCGCATGAGTTGCGTTTGATAATCAAAAACTGTATGGTTCAGGCATTGTTGGAACAAAAGTAACTGACTTCCCTAAGGCGCCTAAGGATGGTCTGAAGTAGTCCTGTATTTTCAGTCGACTTCAGCCGTCGCCGATTTTGAAAGCAGCAAACCAATCAAAAACGATCAGATCACCCGCTC